ATGTATAAATATAAAATGGTCCAAATCCCGCCGAATGTAATCGTTAATGCAAAGAAGGTAAGTAAGGACAGTGCGGCGGCCGTATACCTCGAAAACGTAGTTAATGAAATGGCCCGAGATGGCTGGGAATTTCAACGCATTGACACCATTGGTGTGCAAGAACAACCAGGGTGCGGCAGTTTATTTGGGGGCAAGCAGATTGGTCCGGTCAATTACTATGTGATTACATTTCGTCAAGAGGTGTAAATGCTTGCATGGTTAAGCATTCGAATTATTTTTATTTACCGAGCAATAGCGCCTGACTCAATCAGGCAGCGATGCAGGTACAGCCCCTCCTGTTCATCCTATGCAATCTCTTGTTTGCGCAGACATGGTTTCATGCGAGGCTGGAAATTAGCAATATCTCGGATCAATCGATGTAAACCGCCATATGGTGGCAGAGATTTACCACCCAAATGATGAACTATCAGCCCCTTTTTAGGGGGCTGTTTTTATACGGCGAGGGTGAGCTGATCGCTTCCATAATGCGATGCAGGAAATGCATCGCGGGGGATAAAGTCATCCGGCAATTTCTCGCGATGGCCGCGCTTTGTTACCAGTTTTTCTACACTATTCAGCGTAGTGAAGGTGATACTGCATTCGAAATTCTGGCACTGGTGATACTGGCGGATCGTCATCTCACTGAGACGGCGACTTGTACGGGTGCGGGCGACTGCACCACAGACGGGGCAAACGAACATAATGGCCTCCCATTCGGGAGTTGAACTCGCTGTTATTATGGCTGCGTTTATTCCGTTTCTGCAACCCACTCCGGAATTTTGGCTTCCAGCTCCAGGCTGGTTTTAAATGCATCCCCATCGATCGTATGAACAGCCCGCGAAATAACCCAGTCCTGATTATCAATATCTGGTTTAAATCCCTTAAGGAAGGTGCGAACAAGTCCCTGATATGAGATCATGTTTGTCATCTGGAGCCATGGAACAGGGTTCATCATGAGTCATCAACTTACCTTCGCCGACAGTGAATTCAGCAGTAAGCGCCGTCAGACCAGAAAAGAGATTTTCTTGTCCCGCATGGAGCAGATTCTGCCATGGCAAAACATGGTGGAAGTCATCGAGCCGTTTTACCCCAAGGCTGGTAATGGCCGGCGACCTTATCCGCTGGAAACCATGCTACGCATTCACTGCATGCAGCATTGGTACAACCTGAGCGATGGCGCGATGGAAGATGCTCTGTACGAAATCGCCTCCATGCGTCTGTTTGCCCGGTTATCCCTGGATAGCGCCTTGCCTGACCGCACCACCATCATGAATTTCCGCCACCTGCTGGAGCAGCATCAACTGGCCCGCCAATTGTTCAAGACCATCAATCGCTGGCTGGCCGAAGCAGGCGTCATGATGACTCAAGGCACCTTGGTCGATGCCACCATCATTGAGGCACCCAGCTCGACCAAGAACAAAGAGCAGCAACGCGATCCGGAGATGCATCAGACCAAGAAAGGCAATCAGTGGCACTTTGGCATGAAGGCCCACATTGGTGTCGATGCCAAGAGTGGCCTGACCCACAGCCTAGTCACCACCGCGGCCAACGAGCATGACCTCAATCAGCTGGGTAATCTGCTGCATGGAGAGGAGCAATTTGTCTCAGCCGATGCCGGCTACCAAGGGGCGCCACAGCGCGAGGAGCTGGCCGAGGTGGATGTGGACTGGCTGATCGCCGAGCGCCCCGGCAAGGTAAGAACCTTGAAACAGCATCCACGCAAGAACAAAACGGCCATCAACATCGAATACATGAAAGCCAGCATCCGGGCCAAGGTGGAGCACCCATTTCGCATCATCAAGCGACAGTTCGGCTTCGTGAAAGCCAGATACAAGGGGTTGCTGAAAAACGATAACCAACTGGCGATGTTATTCACGCTGGCCAACCTGTTTCGGGCGAACCAAATGATACGTCAGTGGGAGAGATCTCACTAAAAACTGGGGATAACGCCTTAAATGGCGAAGAAACGGTCTAAATAGGCTGATTCAAGGCATTTACGGGAGAAAAAATCGGCTCAAACATGAAGAAATGAAATGACTGAGTCAGCCGAGAAGAATTTCCCCGCTTATTCGCACCTTCCTTAACTGTTCCGTGCATTTCCGGATAAAGTTCCGCGCGTCCATATGCCAGTGTGAGTGTAAACTCCGCGGCACCGCGTTTTAGCTGCTGCCATTTGGCGACGGCGGCACGCTTTGCGGCGGTTTCGCTGATATATGTTTTTCGTAACACATAAACGTTACCGTCTTCACCCACAAGATAATCTCCGTCCCGGCTGCTGCTGCGCGGGGTTTTCTTTTTGGCTTTCTTTCTTGCTTTTATGCTGACTTTTTTCTTTTTACCAAACTCCAGATCGAGCCAGTAAGCCTGCACACCCGTGTACGCGTCGCGGTCTGCAATGCGAAACGAATGGCGATCACCGCTCTGTCGGGTGACAGCAAATTCCGGTAGCGCCTTACCTTTCGCGCTGACGCCGCCGCCAGGGAGAATAAACAGGAGGTTGTTATTTTTTACTGTGGCGATAGCGCCCAGCATTTCCGCCATACGGGTGAGAAAAGACATATCGCTCTCCTGAGTCTGATCGGCATGATCAATATCGATGTTCATCAGTTGCTCGGAGATGACAGGAGTTAATTTGTAGCGATGTGCTATGGCCGACACGACTCGCTCGACGGTGACGTCATGCCAGGAGACTTCACGCCTCACGTTAAATTCACTGCGGAAATCCGCGCTTCTGGCGGTGATTTCCAGATGATCAGGCGGTCCCGAATGTGCCACCTCATCGACAATGTAAACCCCTTTATAAACCAGCGGCTGATTTCGCCAGCCAAGAGATACTGACAACTCAGCACCGCGTGACGGGAGTTCAAATAAACCAGTACTGTCATCCAGGGTTATTTTAAATTCGTCCGCCTCGAACCCTCGATTGTCTGTCAGCTCAAGTGAGATCACGCTGTCATCCACCACGGCGAGCTGTTTACCCCCCATCATTACACGAAATGCGGGGATAGGTGACAGTCCATCCTGATAGTCTTCAAACGCCGTAACGCCTTTCCCGATCAGTGCTTTTGCTTTATCGATCGTGTCTGTAGTCAGTGCCATACATCCCCCTTTCTGCCGGATGTTTTCATGCGCGCGCGACGGGGAAAACCGCCTGTTGTTGTCGCCAGCCACTGACAACCAGTAGCACGTGTTGCCTGCACTTTTTTCGGCGAATATCGCCCCTGAACTCACAACATAATGGCGGTACAGTATGACCGACACACGTTTTCACGGGGCGCGCGTCAAGGAGGAAACCGACCTCCAGACGGCAATCAACGACATTGATTCCACAGTTATTGGGCTGGTTGCTGTGGCGGATGACGCCGACCCCGACACTTTTCCGCTGAATACACCAGTGCTGCTGACGCGGGTTATCACCGTGCTGGGCAAGGCGGGTAAGACCGGGTCACTTTATAAATCCCTGAAAGCCATCTCTGACCAGGTCAGCACCCGCGTCATTGTCGTGCGTGTCGCGAAAGCCAAAACCGGGGATGGTGAGCCAACACAAGCGCAGCTCATCATTGGTGGCACGGCGACGGATGGCAGCTATACCGGGATGTTTGCCCTCTTAACGGCTGAGCAAAAAACGGGTTACCGTCCGCGTATCCTGGGTATTCCTGATTACGACACTGCGGAGGTCACGGCGCAACTTCGCGTGATTGCAAAACAATTGCGCGCGTTCGTGTACAGCTACTGTGACGGGTGCGAAACCATCGCAGAGGCCAAAACGTACCGCTCTACGTTCTCCGAGCGCGAAGGCATGCTGCTGTGGCCGAATTTTATCGCCTACAACGCACTGACCGGGGAAAACGAAGAGTTCCCGGCTGTCGCCTATGCGCTGGGGTTGCGCGCCATGATCGATAACAGTCAGGGCTGGCACAAGTCGCTGTCCAACGTTGCCGTCAGCAACGTGCTGGGGATTTCGAAGGATGTGTTCTGGTCTTTACAGGCGGAAGATTCCGACGCCAACGAGCTGAACAACAGCGAGATCACAACAATCATCAAACGCGACGGGTTCCGTTTCTGGGGTAACCGCACCACGGATACGGATGAGTTCATCTTTGAGGTTTACACCCGCACCGCCCAAATCCTGGCTGACAGCATTGCCGAAGCGCAGTTCACGACGGTGGATACACCACTGACACCTGCGAACGTCAAAGATGTGGTGAACGGTATTACCAGCAAGCTTAAGTCGCTGGTCACGGCTGGCAAGCTGATCGGTGCTGATTGCTGGTTCGATATCGTTGATAACCCGACCACTGGCCTGCGGCAGGGTAAAGCCATCGTGCGCTACAACTACAGCCCGGTCCCGCCGCTGGAAGATCTGACCATGATTCAGACCTTCACAGACCAGTACTACGAACCGGCATTCGCATCTCTGGGAGGTGAATAATGGCAATCCCTAAAAAACTTCGCCTGTTTACGCTGTTCGTTAATGGCACGAACTTTATCGGGAAAATCCCCAGTGTGACATTGCCAAAACTCACCCGGAAAACGGAGGACTATCAGGGTGGCGGCATGATTGGGTCCGTTGCCGTGGATCTGGGGATCGAGGCTGGGGCACTGGACGCATCATTTGTTGCAGGTGGCGTGATTGAGGAACTGATCCTGAAATACGCCGGGGATATTGACGAGCTGCGCCTTCGCTTCGCCGGTGAATATTACAGCGGCGGAACCAGCTCGCTGCTGGAAGTGGAAATGCGCGGACGCATTACGGAGATTGATCCCGGCGAATCAAAACAAGGTGATGATACCAGTCACACCTACGCCATCAAAAACACCTACTACAAGGTGTCGGTGGATGACAAGCCGTTGCTGGAAATCGACCTGCTCAACTTTATCTACAAGCGCAACGGGGAAAACCTCTATCCGGATCGGATCACATCTGCGCTGGGCCTTGGGTCTTAATACTCATTATTTTTAACCTGCTAAATGGCGGTGTATGGCACCGCCCTGAGGAGTCACAATGTCTGTAGTTCTTACCACCCCAATTGTGCGCGACGGTCAGACCATCACCACTGTCACCATTACCGATACCATCAAACAGGCGGGTTCGCTTCGCGGTCTTCGCCTGGTGGATGTTCTTAACTTTGATTTTGATGCCACTGCTACGTTGCTGTCGCGCGTGACCAGTCCGTCACTTACCGTGTCTGATATTTCATCGCTTACGACAGGTGATTTCGTGGCGCTTATCGAAGAGGTCACGCCTTTTTTGACGAAAGCGGGGCCATCCGTACCGGGTTCGGAGGCGAAGGCCAAGTAAGAGAGGCGCTTTTTACCCGCGTAGAGGACCTCATTGCCGATATTGCTGTGATTTTCCATTGGCCGCCCTCCGTGATGTACGACATGGAACTGCATGAACTGATGGCATGGCGCACACAGGCGGCCATCCGTAGCGGTAACCATGACGAAGAGGACGACGATGGATCTTAATATTCGTGTCGCGTTCAGTGCGATAGATAAACTCACCCGCCCCGTAAATGCCGCCAGCAAAGCCGTTGGCGGCCTTTCCGACTCACTGAAAAAAACGCAGACTGCCGCCAGAGACCTTGATAAACAGGCAGTGGTATTTGACAAACTCCGCGTCCGGACAAACGACACAGCCCAAAAACTGAACCAGGCTCAGCGTGCCTTTGACGGCCTGAACCAGAAGCAGCGTGAGGGTAGCCAGCTCACCGAAGCCCAGTCTGCACACCTTGAGCGGTTGCGCGAAAGAATCTCTCGCCTGAACCAGACCTACAGTCAGCAGACCGCGCAACTTCGCCAGTCTGGTCAGGCGGTGCGACAACATGGAGTTAACCTGACGACCGGCAGTAGCGCTGTACAAAGTGCTATCCGGCGCACAGAACAGTACACCCGATCACTGGAACGTGAGCGACAGCAACTGGCCGCCATCACAAGTGCGCAGATGCGTTACTCAAAAGCAAAAGAAACCGGGGAAAAGCTGCGGGGCGCTGGAATTGGAATGACCCTCGGTGCTACAGCGGTAGGGTACGGTGCGGGGGCCTTTCTTTCCAAACCTATCGGTTTTGACACGGATATGTCGCGCGTGGCTGCGCTCACCCGGATGGATAAAACCGATCCTCGCTTTACCGAGCTTCGCGAACAGGCGAAATTTCTGGGGGCCAGCACGGCGTTTTCCAACAGCGATGCTGCTCAGGGCGAGGCTTTTCTTGCAATGGCGGGCTTTACGCCTGAGTCCATCAAAGCTGCACTGCCTGGTGTGCTCAATACCGCCCTCGCTGGCGGCGCACTCAGTGGTGATATTTCACTGGGTGAGACGGCGGATATTGGCGCAAACATACTGAATCAGTTCCAGCTCAAGGCGGGGGATATGGGGCGCGTCGGAGACGTGCTGGCAGGGACGTTTACGCGAACCAGTACCAACCTTCGCGATCTCGGTGAAACCATGAAATATACCGGGCCTGTAGCGGCAAGTCTCGGTATTAGCCTTGAAGAGGCGTCAGCGATGGCAGGCATGCTGGCGAATAGTGGGTTGCGTGGTAGTGATGCGGGCACGGCAATGAGGGCTTCACTTAGTCGCCTTGCTGCTCCGACTGGTGCAGCATCAAAGGCACTGAAAGAGCTTGGTGTTTCAGTCTCGGACAGTTCTGGCAAAATGCGTCCTATTGAAAGCATTCTTACGGACCTGTACAAAGCGACGAAAAAATATGGCTCCACAGCGCAGGTCAGCTTCTTTAAGGATATTGCAGGCGAAGAGGCATTTGTTGGTCTGCAAACACTGGTCAGGTCAGCCGGTATGGGAGACTTGCAGAAGCTCGTAGCTGAACTAAAGAAAGCATTTGGTGAGTCTGAGGCGGTTGCAAAAAAAATGTCGGATAACCTTGGCGGCGATCTGTCCAACCTCGGCAGTGCCTGGGAGGGGTTGCAGACCGAAATGTCTGACACCATCAATGGTCCGCTGCGCGACATAGTTCAATGGCTCGATGACACCATCACCAGTGTGGCCGGGCTGGTGAAAGCTAATCCCGAGCTGGCACAAACGCTGCTGCTTGTTGGTGGCAGCGCACTGGCGCTGGTTGCGGCGCTTGGGGCTGTGTCTCTAGTTACCGGGTTGCTTATCGGTCCGCTGGCTAAGCTGCGACTTGGCTTCACTCTGCTGACTGGCGGGAGAGGGATTGGCGGCACAATTGCCGCTATTCGGACGCTTGGTACAGTATCCGGCCCTGCGATGGCGAGTTTCAGCGGCTGGCGCGTGCTGTTTGGTGGCGCTTTCGACAGCATCAAAGGTCTGACGTCGGTGCTACCTGCGCTGCGGGGTGGATTGCTCGCTGCATTTATGTCTCCCGGTGCGGCAATAACAGGTCTGTTTAAAGGGATTGGTGGTTCCTTGCTAAGGCTGGTAGGCCTGTTTGCAAGGATGAGCGGTTTGTCTGCCGTTTGGGGAATTGTTACAGGTGCGGTCTCCGCGCTGGGTGCCGCGCTGTCTTTTCTGCTCAGCCCGATAGGACTAATTGCGGCGGCCTTTGTTGCTGCCGGGCTGCTTATCTGGCGCTTCTGGGAACCTATCAAGGCCTTTTTTGAGGGTTTCTTTAGCGGTGTATGGGAGGCGCTTACCCCGCTGCGTGATGCGTTTGCCGGGCTTTCGCCCGTGTTTGCAAAGATCGGAGACGGGATCAGATCTGTCTGGGACTGGTTTAAAAAGCTCTTTGAGCCGATGCAGACCAGCAAGGATACGCTCGATAAATTCACCAGTGCCGGCGTCACGTTCGGGCGGATATTTGGGGCGGTCCTGCAGGCGCTGGTCACTCCGCTCACGTGGGTGATGGATGCGATTGGCTGGATGCTTGAAAAGCTGGATGTGATACCCAGCGAAGCTCAGCGGGCACAACAGGCACTCAAGGATTCTGCGGATGCCTTGGCAAATCATCAACTTCCCCTGCAACAGGCAACCGTGTCGCAGACGATGAGTGGGAGTGATCACAAGCCGCCCGTTACGGACGGCACACTGCGCCGATTGAAGGGAATTGAGGACAACACCAAGTCAATTGCCGATAACACAAAAAAAATTGGCCCTGGCGATATCATTTTCAAAAACCTGCCTGCCGCCCTGGCTTTGCGTGGGGCGTATCAGGAAGCACGTGTCATCCCTCAACCCGTACCGCGCGTCACCAGCCCGGCAGCGGGCGGCATTCTCACCGTTCCGGCAGCAACCCAGGGGGTGGCCCCGACGCCTGTCACCCCGCAATCAAGTGGTGCGCCCGTCTTCCAGCTTAATTTTTATGATGTAGGCCAGAAAACAAGCCAGGAACTCGAAAGAATGGTGCGACAGGCTGTACGTGATGCGATGGCCGGTAACAAAAATAAACGTGGTTCATACCAGGACGCAGATTAAGTGAGGTTAACGCTATGATGATGGTTTATGGGATGTTTGTGTTTATGTTGCAGACAACACCTTATCAACAATTACGGCACTCGCAGAACTGGCGGCACGTTAAAAACGACAGGGTTAACAGGGCGGCTGGCTGGCAGTATATAGGGGTTGGGGAAGACAGTATCACCCTGAATGGCACGCTTTATCCTGAGATTACCGGAGGTAACTGGTCTCTGTCTGCGCTAACCACGATAGGGTATGCCGGGCGTCCATGGCCCCTGATTGAAGGAACCGGGCGCATTTATGGGATGTATGTATTAACCAGCCTGGAGGTAGGGAAGACCGAGTTTGATCGGTACGGCAATCCAAAAAAAATAGAGTTCACAATCAGCCTCAGCAGGGTGGATGAGGATTTCAGAGCGAAGTTACAAAGCACGTCCATCAGTGATGCCTTGAAAGAGCTTAAATCCAGTGCCAGTGATGCTGTCAATCAGGTCAAAAGCTCAATCAGTAGTCTGTTTTGAATGTCTGTCAATGCCACAGATTGAGGTGGCATTATTTCCTCGATAAATAATAGCCAACTACATTCGATGTGCTCTTTAAGATGCTAACGCTGAATCAATTTCAGCACTATGCTCCGGAGCTATTGTTGATTCTGTTCGGGAGGAATAGGCCAAATAATATCGGGGGCACTTGATGTATCAACGCGCATCAGCAGTACACGGTATTTTTTCCAGTCGGTCAGCGCTGCAGTTTCTGTCGACGTAGCAATTCCCAGATCGGTGGCGTCCTGTAACGGTGCGATGGCCGCATCAGCGACTGCCCGCAATGCGGCTTTTGTATTGTCGGCAGTGGTAACAGCCTCTTCATGTGTAGGAGGTGGCGCCTCAACCCATGCAGGCTGTCCGTCAACAGAGCCGAGAATTTTACCTTCCGGGGCAACGCGAAACTTGTCCCTGACATCATCACTCACATCCACGGCATCAGCAGGCCATGTTGCGCACGCGTCGAACAAGTCTTTGAGCATGTAAGAATAAAACGCCGATGCGGCAGGGCTGAACGCCCAGTTTTTTGTAGTTTCCATTATTATTTCCCCAGTGCCCATATTGCCCCTGCCTGCGTCGACGCAGACGTAGATTGGTTATAAATCCGACACGATGTTGCGCCGATTGAAAAAGTGTTTATCCCCGGCACGCCGGCAGCGGTCGCACCGCCAGTGGCCATCAATGAGAGCAGAGCATTCGGGAATGCTGTCGGAAATGTGATCGTGGCGTTCCCGCCAGCCGCCAGTGCAGGCGCGGCCATCCATTGCAAAATCAGTGTTTCGACTGTGGTTCCGTTATACATGGGAATGCGGATAATCCCGCTGGCCAGTGCACCAGTCGGCGTGCCGAGTCCTGCGATTGCTCCCAAACCAAGGTATTCGAGAAGAGCCGCGACAGATTTTCCCGATAACGCAGTAAGCGTATTGTCCAGTGGTTGCTTGCCTGCCAGGGCATTCGTCATGGTCGTGGCAAAGTTAGGATCATTGCCTAATGCTGCCGCCAGTTCGTTCAGGGTGTCGAGCGCGGCCGGAGATGAAGCAACCAGCGCGGCAATTGCTGCTTTAACAAATGCCGTGGTAGCAAGTTGTGTGTTGTTGGCTGACAGTGCCGCTGTTGGGGCAGTGGGCGTGCCGGTCAGGGTCGGGCTGGCTTTTGGCGCATATTGTGGGTGCGGGTCAGCGGCGGCCAGATGTTTGGCCAGCAGATCGTCAGCGTAGGCCTTGACGATAATCGTCTGATCATCGGCATATTTACGGGTAGCCAGAACAACTGATGGATCGATTTTGAGCGTGACGGCATCTGTGCTGCTGACAATCAACACCATGCGGATGACTTGTGTACGCCCTGAGCCTTCGGCTAATACAGGTTTGTAGGTTTCCGCGCAGTTCGCAATGGCGATTAGCTCCCCGGCATCGTCAAAAACGCCGATTTCACGGATCCAGAAACCGCCTTCATCTTCCGGGATGACCTGCTCAGCAATAATCTGGCTGGGATTTAACGGATCCACGGTCAGGGAGTTGATTGCGGCCCTGCGCCTTTCATTGATGAGTGCTGTCTGTGATGCTGTTGGTGTTGGCAACGTACCATTACCGTCCCCGACAGCCAGGTGTGTAAGCTTAAGTTGCGTACCAAGTGCCGTGGCTGAGGCGAGTTTTACAGAACCGCGCGCGGTCAGCAGGGCAAAAAATTTAGCGGCCATGTGTTATACCCTCATCGTGTCAATCGTGTGGATCGCTGCACCCGCCCACGGGGTTGCTCCGACCTCAATAACTTCTGGTGTGTACGGATAGACCGTCAGTACCTCACCCACATAACAGCCCGCCTGACAAAAAAACTCTCCCGCTGACTGCAGCTGTATGGACAGGCCGATCAAATGTCGGCTGAGTGGCCTGGCGTCACTGATCAGGCGTTCCAGTTCTAAATAGGTTTCTTCTGTTATGCCCTTTTCCTGGATACTGATATCCAGGCTGAACGTTCCCGGCTCACCGCCGATTTGCCACCATTCTGTTACCCTGAGTAAATAACCAAATGGCTCAACCACGCGACGCAGCGCGCTGATCGTCCCTTTTTTCCGATGGACCATGAATGCAGCCTTGATGACAGCGCGCTTTGTCTGCTCAGACCAGTCCTTATCCCACCGATCAACGGACAGCGCCCAGGCGAGATAGGGCAGCAATCCTGCGGGACACTCATCCGGATCCCAGAGCTGGCGGAGGTTAATGGGAATGTCGTTAATTCTGGCTGTCGCCGTTTCGGTACGGCGCATAAACGGGCTGGCAGAATACGGCAGCAGACTGTTACTCATTCGTGCCCCCCAGACTGATGTGGTAGGACGAACACAGCGCAGACTGCGTATCAGATATCACGATATCTGCTGACGGCGAGGTTAGCTCAACCCGCTGGACGCCCTGAACGTGCAATGCCGCCATGATGGCGCTGCGGGCAACATCTGTGCCGATTTTCCCCTGCGCACTCAGCCAGGACGATAGCGCATTCTGTGCGGCAGTGATAATGGGTTCGGATTCCGGGCCGGGATAAAGATAAAGCGTGGCCTCGATCGCATAGGTTACGATTTCCGCACTCTGCACGGTGAGGCGATCACCGACAGGTCGAATACTTTCGGCTGACAGCGCGGTATTGACGACGGTAAGTAATGAAGCTGACGCCGTACCGTCGCCTTCTGTGGAAAGTACTGACACGATGACGACTGCGGGCGACGGGCTGATGGCTTTAGCGTCCTTTACGTTGCCGCTGGCGCTTTTCGCATAGTACTCATAAGCGCCGGTCGGCCCAGCCACACTCAACCCCTCAAACGCAGACTGCGCACGCAGACGCAATGCCGTGTCGCTTTCCATGACGGCATCGCTGGTATCGGTTGCAGCGGTGATCTCAAGTCGGACGGTATTGAGATTCGCGGAGAGGTTATCCAGATCCGATGATTCTGCATGACTCAGCATGCAGGCGGCGGCACCCTCATTGATCTGCTGGCGAAGCATTAGCTCACGATACGCTATCGTCTGTGCAATCACGTTAAGAGGCTCCGATTCAAATGCCAGTGCGGCCGTCACAGCCTCCTGTTGATCATCCGGAAACGCGGCAATAATCGTGGCCTGCACGTCCAGTAAAATCCCCTCAAAATCGAGCGTTTCAATAATCTGGGGTTGAGGAAGTTGCGATAAGTCAACTGTTGCCATTGCTGCTGCCTCCCAGTGTGATCGTGGCGCTCTGTGGCTCCATTGATTCGGTCAGTATCCCGGACAGGTTGGCGGTAACGGCGGCGGTTTCAGAAAAAACCACATCAACCTCGCTCAGTACAATGCGTGTCTCCCAGGTTGCCAGTGCGATAACGATCGCGCTCATCAACTGCATGCGCAGAACGGCGTTCTGAGGGTTATCAATCAGGTCCGGGATAAGGGAGCCGTAAGTGCGGCGCATTAACCTTGAGCCGATGGGGGTTTGCAAAATGTCGCTCACCGACTGCCAGACATGATCGGCATCCGATAATGTCCCTGCCCCTCCGGGGTTCATCCCCGTATAGCGCGCGCTCATTGCGTGCCCTCTGTCCAGCTTCCGCCGCGCTGTACGCCGCCGTGTTGATGGTCATCCACCTGCACGCCGTTCGAGCTAAACGTTCCGCCTGTGTGGGTGATATTCCCTTTCATTTCACCGCCGCTCGATACCTCTAATGTTTTTGTTTTCAGCAGGCTGGTACATTCAACGGTTGGCGTGTCCAGGGTGACGCTTACGGACGCCTCAAGTCTGGCAGTCCTGACACCGGAAACCGTCAGCGCGCCCGCGCTGGCATCGTAGTGAAAACGCGCGCCATCTGGTGCGGTCATGACTATCTCACTTGCTGATGAACCGGGTGCCGGGTTGTCGTTGCTGTACAGGCTGCCGCCGATAATGGCCGTTTCAGGGTTTCCCCCGATACACAGCAACCAGACCTGCTCACCCACGGAAGGGGGGAGCCAGATGTTAAATGCGCCTGCACGTTGCGTATTCCAGCGCAACCAGGTGGTTTGCAGGTCGCCGCTTTCCACGCGCACACGCCAGTTATCTGCGTCAATTTCGGTGACGGTTCCTGTGCGGATAAGGTTTTCCAGCAGGCGGATCAATTCGGCGGGGTTCACTCTCTCACCCCCAGTGAATCAATAACCTGCCGGGCAATCGCCATGCGATCGGCCTTGCTCAATCCCAGCAGTTCGCGACGTGGGTACGTCGCCACGGCACCACTGCTGTTCACCTTGTCGCGTAAACCAAACTGGTGTACGCGGGCGATTCTGGCGGCCACACCGGAAAACCCCACTGTCGCGCCCTCAGCATCGGCGCGCCCCTTGAGGAAGCGCGCTGTTCGCAGGCGGCGGAACATCGGGTCGGGTTTGGTTGTGTCCCGGCGAACCTCGCTAAAACTGACATCGAGATATCGCTCGATATCAGCCCGGTAAAACGTGCGCACCGCGCCACGTTCCTCATCAAAGCCGGTCAACTTGCGGCCCCGATTCCCCCGGCTTGCCTGCCAGTTTTTCAGGCGGCGAACTTCGCCATTCCAGATAAAGCGAATACCGGCCTGCGAACGCAAAATGCGGCGACGGCGCTTCTCAAACTTGCCGCCGTCCGGGGCTTCCTGTCGTGCGATTCGCTTGCTTTGACTCCCGCGCAGCGTGGTGGCGATGCCACGGGCAGTGCGCAGTCGCCCTGACGATGACATGCCCGCCAGGATGGTGGTGAAAACCTCGTCGAGCTGATGAAACAGGGCGCTGTCATCTGTCATAGGGCTACCTCACCATCACTGGGATCAAAAAACACCTCATCCCATGCTGTTTTGTAAAATAACGGACGATCTTCCGGTAAGTGTTTTGCTGTGGTGACACCACCCTGACGGGTAATAATGACGCGCTCCCACACAGGTATCGTGATCAGAACATCGGCGGTGTCATCGCTCAGTATGTCGGCTTCAAAGCTGATTTTTTTGTTGCTGTCGGGGTTCAGTAGCAGATCGGGTTGCTGCTGGCACACCCAGGCGAGCGTGGGTAGCATCAGGGCGTCAATGTGCTCCGGAAAATCAGTCACCAGTACCCTGATTTCGTAACGGTACAAAAATGATGCTTCGCCGGTAGCCTCAATCTCCACACCGCCTTTTTCAGCCCAGACCGTGAGCTGTTCCGGCCTGGCCTTACACCACTGACTTTCGGCAACCAGGGCTTTGCGTAGTAACTCAGTTTTTTTCATGGCGTCTCCTTTGTCTGTTGCGCGCGCAGCTGTTCGATCTCACGGATGGCGGCAAAATTGTTGTTACCCTGTTCCAGGGTGGCCAGCAGCGGAGCAATCCACAAAACGGCCTGGCAATATGTCATCCCGCTGGCGGCAATGGCACCACCATTGGCTGGGTCAGCGACGGAGGTATTGGGGTGCATTGCGCTGGCACGTAAACGGTTCGCGTAGTCGAGCAACCCGCCAGCGATATCAGCAGGAACAGGCAGATCACAGGTTTTTTCACGGTGTAATATCTCCCGGTATTTGATAACCGTTGTTTCGCTGCCGCTGGCCGTGATGGCGTTTGCCCGCGCAGCTGTTTGGGCGGTCTGGTTGAATCGGTTGATGTTGAATACCTGCGAGGCAATCACCTGTCCCTGCAAAGCGTTGTCGGACCTGAGTACGCGACTTTCGCTTTCAGCGTCCGCTGCCTTCTGGCTGGAATGAAGGGCTGACCAGGCCAGCGCTGCTATCAGCAGGATGATGGCTGCGCAGATAATGGCGGTAAGACGGCTCATCAGAATACCCCTGGTGCAGAGGGTGGCGTTCCGGGGTTAAGTGGACCGAATCCATCATCGGCTTTTTGTGTTTTTTCGCCCCAGGAGCAAACCTCGCGTTCTATTTCCCGGCGATTTATCAGCCCCTTCCATGTTTTGCCGCCTGCGTAAATCCACGCCCGCAGGCCATCACATGCCGCCTGATACTCCCCGGCGTTCAGGTGGCGCAACAGCGCTGAGCGTTCGAATGCGGTTACGCCAACGTTATAGCTGAACGCGATCAGCGCGGCTTTCTGGTATTCGGACGCCGGAACCTTAACGGCGCGATCGACGCTTTGTGCGAACGGCATCAGGTCTTTTTGCAGTAGTGCGCGACACTCTGCATCGCTGTATTTTTTACCAGGCCTAATGTCGGGCCCGGTGTGGCCGTAACAAACAGTGAGTACGCCGACTACGTCGCGGTAGGGGGTATAACGAACGCCCTCCAGTTCGGGAATTAAGGTGCCCGCGATAGCTAGAGAACCGGCCCCGGCCATCGCAAGCAATTTGTTACGGAGCATGGGGGACATAGCCATTATTCACCTGCCTTTTCCAGTGCGTCGACGGCAAGCTGAACAACAGCGGGGCGCTCGTTATGGGACCTGTCTGCCGCATTCGACAAATACCTGGCGATCATCGCTGTACGCGTTTCATCTTCCAGGCGCTTCCTGCGGGCGTCGAGGCGGCCATTGATGTATGACGCCAGAGAAATCACTACCCCGATCAGACCAAAGAACAGGTAGATAATGTCCTGCGTCGCCAGCCCCAGACCGGCAGCAATCGTTGCCAGCCAGGCAAAAAAATGCGTAACGATATTTCCGGGTTGGTCATTCATTTTCATGGTCTCTCACCTCCGGATATCGGGGTGTTTGCGTTTAAAAAGTGGCGGCCTGCCCGTTCCCGGGCGGGGTAATCAGCTCCATAGCTGCACGGTTTCCGTCGTTGTTGCTTCGCTTACATCCGGCAATTCAACCTCCTGACCCGCAGTCAGAAACATCTGGCGGGCGATCCCCTGGTTTGCCGACAACACCACTTCCGTTACCCCTCGCGTGCGGCCATAGTGCCGCAGACACAGCAAATCCACGGTGTCGCCCTGTAATGCCTTAACCTTCATCAGAATGCCTCTGTGAAATTGCGTGTCGCGCCCTGAATATCAGCAATGGCCCATCGCGTATCCCGCCACAAATCCTGCGCCTGCGTGGCGAGAGCAAGGGCGCGTTTTTCGCCTGCCTCGCCGGTGGTGTCCACATCGCGGAACGTCTCCAGCAGAAGGGCGCGCGAGCAACTGAACACGGCGCGGCGAAAGCGGTAAACCTTCACGCTCATGCCGTTGATTGTCATTGCGGGTACGTCGGTCATCGTGGCGTATCCGGCAGCGAGCTGTGCTGTCTGCCACGCGGTCAGTTGTTCCGACACGTGGATCACCGCTTCCGTGACAACATGGCGGAGCCGGGTTGTGGTCACCGCGCCGTTGATGCGCATTTCGACGCGCACGTCGGTAAGTGAAATTTCCGGCCAGAACGATCCGGCAGTCACTTTTTCGTGGCCGTCGTCTACATCCGGCACATCGTCTGTGGAAGGGGCGATATCGCGACCGGCTACAAGGCTCATTGATCCACTCCTGAAAAGGTTGGCGGTGAGCGGGCGGAGAAAAAGACACGCAGGGTGCTGTAGATCTCCGCCCGCGCCGCCAGCGCACGGGGCGCAAGTCGTTAAGTGTTCGGTCTGGTCCGGGGTGCGCGTTCCCGGGATTTATTGCCCGCTGACGGCGTTTTCTTCACCGTGGTACGGCGCGTGGTGGTTCTGCGCTTTTCTGTCACGGGTGATGGCTGTTCCGGCGCCGCGTCTCCGGTCGTCACCGTGGATTCGCTGGCAGCAGAAACCGATTCAGCGGCGGTATTGTCGGCTCCGGTCTCTTCGCCACCGGATACCTCTGTGTTGTCACTGGCCCCCTCGGCGGCGCTGGCCTTTTTAACCACTCTCGCCAGGCGATCGATCTCTTTTTTAACCCCGGCACCTGCATCCAGCGTCAGCGCCTGGCGCAGCAGTGCGAGGGCAGTAACCTGGTCTTCCGGTGTGCCGTTTCGCAGTGCGAATGCCCGAACTTTGCAGAGTTTGGCGCGAACCACATCCGGCATATCGCTGTCGGCGGTGATCTCTGCAACTTCATCAAGCACAGCCAGATGCGGCGTCACATCTGTGCTTTCATCGGCCTTGACCTGCACCAGAATGGGATCGCAAAGCTCGTCAACCAGCACGGTTGCTGCTGTGCGGTTGAACCGGTCCGGCATCGCGAGACTGTGGGTGATGACATAGCGCCCGATACGCACGGCCAGCGCATAATCACCTGCATCTACCGCCCACACCATCAGGGTGGTGATCACCTCATCCTGCCTGCCGCTGTCCCCGTCGAGCGTTCCCTCTATCCAGCCCTCGTAATTGGGGAGTAGCTGAATTTTCATGGCGGCTTTCGCCTGGTCTGACTGCACTCTGCGTAATGCACTCTGATCCATGCGCAGCCGGTGGAGGATCTGCTCATGTGCGGTGCGCGCGGTATCACTCAGGTCATCGGTCTTGCCGTGACGAGTCGCCATGACCTTCTGAAAATGTTTTTGTGCCGGTGTCAGCATGATATTCCCCTGAATAGCGCGGGCTGTGCGTCACAGCCCGCCCGGTATGACCCGTCGTCATTACGCTTCGGCAAAGGTGATGCCGTCGATAAAGGCCACTGCGCCGTAGTCTTCCACAATGAAATCGTCGTTGGACGACTGGTAGGTGGCGACACGGTTGTACTCCGGCTCTTCCTTAATCGTCCGGCGCAGCCCACCGCGCTGGTAGTAGATCGACAGGTTTTTGAACGGCGTAATGAGGATGCCGTTAACGGGGAAGTACGGTGCGATAAAGGTCGGCATGTTACCCACGCGCTCCTGAGCAACAATGAGCTGTCCCGCCAGCATCTCCGAGTTGGGGTTGCTCTGGCTCATCGCGTTGATGGTCGGGAAGCTACTGGAAGTCAGCAGATCACCTGCCAGAATGACCACGTTATCCGGGTTACGCTTGTGCCACTCATCCATCAGGCTGTTTTTGGCGTCATAGACTGCTGCCGCAACGTTGCCGTACGTACCCGTAGCAACAATGGCGTTGTTCTGATCGCGTGAGGTGATCGTGACGCCAGTGATGCGACGGTGCGGTGCTTCGTTGCGGATTTTTTGCAGCCAGCCGACGCTACAATCCTGCAAAAGCGGGTTCGCTGCACGATCGGAAGGGTCGGAATAACTTGTTCCGTTAAAACCCATCATGATGCGGTCAAGCGACATCTGGCGGGCCATTGCCGCGCTAATCAGCGGCTGAAAGTTTGGCTGATGCGCCCAGGCGTCAAGCTGTGCGTAGGACATGCTGTAGTCATAGTTGACCTTACGGCACAGGTAGCTGTAAGGGTCCATGCTCTCATTTGAGGTCGGGTTACGGCGCGTGGTGGTGCTGTTGTTCACCCCGGCCAGCGGTCCCTTGCTGCCAATCAGGACTTTCTGCCCGATCTGCTCATCAACACCGAAGACGTTGATGTTTTTCAGAAAGGCGTCGCTCTCTTGTGCCGCGGCTTCAAGGCGTTGCTGAGCGGTAGGGTCAACGCTGAACTGCGCCATGACGGCGGCGGGTGTTACACCGTTCATCTGTGCCTGTCGCGCCACATACTGATCAAAAAGCTGACGGGTATTGTTTCTCATCGTTTTCTCTCTTGTTGCTGATATCAGTAGTCGGCCAGCTGTGCGGCGTTCGCACCGGTGGCTGGCGGGCGACGGCTGAAATCGCCGTCAGAGGTTTCGAGTTTCTGGCGAATTTCCGCCAGCTCAGTGGTCAGCTTCTGGATGGCGGTGCTGTCCTGGCTGTGCGCCTGATCAACGCGGCTGAACTGGTCGAGGATTTGAGACTGAGACTGTGCCACCGCTTCAACAGCCTGATGCACCTGGCTGAATCGTTCGTCGTCAGTCTTCTGACTTTTACCCAGAAGGTTCATAACACGGGAAAACCACTGTTTACCCTCATCACTGTGCTGCGTGTTCAGCTCAATGATTTCTGCCTCAAGCGCGTCAGAGAACAATGGCGGCTCTGCCTGCTGGTTGTTGAACGCCATCGCCTGCGAACGCTGCTGCGCCGTGAATTTCAGGCGCTCAGTACCGAGGCTTGCAGGTGTGTCGGTCATCGCGAGGCCCACGACGTAAGCTGACCCGTTCAGGGCAAACTGCGGATATAACTCAATGCTTGAATAAATCTTCTGGTTTTTGTCGGTCAGCTGCTTCATGCGCTCAGAGGGTTCAATCTCTGCATAAAGCGCGGTACGACCGGCCAGCGGCCCGGTGGTAATGTCCTCAGCGCTCAGTGCGGTTACATCGCCCATCGCGCCAAAATCACTGCCCGGATAGGGCGACAGATAATGCTCAATGTTGACGCGTGCGCCGTACACCTCGGGGCTGTAATTTGCAGCGGCGGCGCGCAGGTGTTCGGGTTTAATTTCGCGGCCATCGATAGTGGCCCCGGAGACAGCAACGCGGAATTTCTTACGGGTTTTCGTTGTACCGGCCATGTTCGTTTGCTCGTTATGGGTGAGTTCAGCGGCATGATGGCAGTCGCGGTGTTGTCGTCTCAACGCGTTGTTGTTGTAGGGCGAATGCGACATCCCTTGATGCGGGAAAGCACCCGCGCGCGCGGGTTAACCTCCCCGGCATAAAGTGAGGAGAGGCACATGTCAGTCGAGGAAGCGTTTATCAGGCAACGGGCGAGACAGCTTTACTGGCAAGGCTATCCGCCAGCGGAAATAGCACGCCTGATGGGTCTCAATCAGAACACGGTATATGCCTGGAAAAAGCGTGACGAGTGGGACGAAACGCCTCCGGTTCAGCGCGTGACCACATCTATCGACGCCCGGCTGATACAGCTGACCGGGAAGGACAAAAAGACCGGTGGGGATTTTAAAGAGATCGACCTTCTCACGCGGCAACTCAAAAAGCTCGATAACGGCACCCCGGCCACGCAACCGAAAAAGAAGCTGCGCAAGAAACAAAATTTCTTTTCGGAAACGCAGATCGCGGCGCTGCGGGAAAATATTCTCGGCTCACTGCACTGGCATCAGCGAGGCTGGTATGACAATCACCACCACCGCAACCGGGCGATACTGAAATCCCGTCAGGTGGGGGCGACGTGGTATTTTGCGCGCGAAGCGCTATTGCGTGCACTGACCGATGATGTGAAATACAAACATCAGCGCAACCAGATATTTTTGTCAGCCAGTCGCCGCCAGGCCTATCAGTTTCGCAGCTTTATTCGTTCGGCTGCCGAAGAGGTGGATGTTGAGCTTAAGGGTGGCGACATGATCCAGCTTGCGAACGGCGCAGAGCTGCATTTTCTTGGCACGTCTGCCGCTACCGCGCAGTCCTACACCGGAAATCTCTACTTTGATGAGTTTTTCTGGGTAGGGCAGTTCGCCACGCTAAAGAAAGTTGCCGGGGCGATGGCCACACTGAAAGGGCTGACGCGCACCTACTTTTCCACGCCATCCGCAGAAAGCCATGAAGCTTACCCGTTCTGGAGTGGTGAGGCCTTCAACAAAGGCCGCAGACAGGGAGAACGCGTTGAATTTGATACCACTTGGAAAACCCTGAACAGCGGCCTGATGTGCCCGGATAGCGTATGGCGACAAATTGTCACTCTTAAGGATGCCATTGATCACGGCTGGGACCTGACTGATATCGATGAGATTCAGCAGGAGAACAGCCCGGAGGAATACGACAACCTGTATGGCTGCGTGTTCATCAAAAATGGTGAAACCGCATTCGATTACAACCAGTTGCTGAGTTGTGGCGCTGACGGTTTTGATGACTGGCCTGACTGGAAACCCTATGCGTTGCGTCCGATGGCCGATCGCCCGGTGTGGATTGGGTATGACCCCAACGGATCGAGCGGCAAAGGGGACAGTGGTGCGATATCGGTCAACGCCGCGCCAATGGTCGCTGGCGGTAAGTTTCGCACCATCGAGACCCAGCGTATTCGCGGCATGGAGTTTGAGGCTCAGGCGCAGATGATCATCAACATGCTTACTCGCTACAACGTCCAGCACATCGGTATTGATGGCAGCGGTATTGGCGAGGCGGTTTACCAGCTCGTTAAGCGGAAATTCCCGGCTGCGGTGTGCTACCAGTTCTCGCCCGCCAGTAAGCGCATGCTGGTACTGAAAATGCTGCAGATCATCCGCGGTGGCCGCTGGGAATATGACCGTGGAGAGTATGACCTGATCACCGCGTTCAGCGCGGTGCGAAAAGTGGTCACCCCTGGTGGGGTGATCACCTATGACACTGACCGCGCCCGGGGTGTGAGTCACGGCGATCTCGCCTGGGCGACAATGCTCGCCACCATCAATGAGCCGCTGGGTGTTGACGGCGACAACCGCATGACCGTTATGGAGTACTGACCTTGAGCAAAAAAAGATATTCCGGCACGCGACAGCGTCACGGGGCAGAAACGGACCTCGCGGCTGCGCTAAAAATACAACCCGGCCTGAGTTCGTTCACCTTTGATGGCCCCTGGCCGGTGATGTCATCGTATGACCTGTTGGACAGTATGTATTGCGCCAATAATGGCCGTTATTACGAAACGCCGATCAGCTGGTATGGACTGGCGCGGCAGTTCGGGTACGCAAGCTGGCATCAGTCGGCGCTGATGTTCAAACGCAATGTGCTGTCCGGGTGCTTTATCCCGCACAAGCTGTTATCTCGCCAGACATTTTCCGCCCTTGCGCTCGACTGGTTTGTGTTCGGTAACGCCTACCTTGAACTGAGATCAAACCGACTGAATGGCCCGATGGAATTTCGCCATTCGCTGGCCAAGTACACCCGGCGCGGTTCCGACCTGGATACCTACTGGTTTATTCAGGCGGGGCTTGATGATTATCAGTTCAGGACTGGCGCGGTCTGCCACATTATCAATCCGGACATTCACCAGGATATCTATGGTATGCCGGAGTATTTCGCCGGTCTGCTCTCTGCCAGCCTGTCACATTCGGCGGACAAGTTCCGCAAGCTGTACTACGACAACGGGAGTCATGCCGGGTGTATTGTCTACGTCAACAGCGCGATAGCCGATCAGGAGAGTCTCGATAGACTCAAGAAAACCCTGATCGACACGCGACGGGGTGGGGCGTTTAAAAACATCCTGCTGCATGCGCCTAGCGGCGGTAAAGACTCTGTGCAAATTCTGCCGTTCAGCCAGGTATCGGCGAAGGATGAGTTCATCAACGTCAAGGCATCGACCCGCGACGATATTCTGGCGGCGCATCGCGTGCCACCGCAACTGATGGGAGCCATACCGGAGGGCAATGGATCGTTCGGCGATGTGGAGAAAGCGGCGAGGGTGTTCGCCATCAACGAGCTGACCCCTGTCATGGAAGCGATGAAGCACATCAACGACTGGCTGGGTGAGGAGGTCATTCGCTTTAACCCCTATGCATTGCTGGCCGACAACACCTGACTATCCCGGCCAACACCGCCGTGAATGACGGTGTTGCGCCTGCACACCCCCGAATCCTTCTGATTTTTTCACCTTCCTGATCTACATGCCACCCGCAGAGGCGTGGCATCGCATGCCCTCACCAGACGCGCTGTAAGCCCCTCTGAGGCCTCATTTCCCTGCCAGTACGCGTGCGAGGCTGGAGCGGCGGCGCATCAATACGACGCGACTGAGGCCGCAATTCGGCAATAATACCCCTCCCTCCCTGACCCCCAAAGCGCGCGCTTGCTCCCCCGCCTCGCCTGCGCGCAAAATGCGCCTCTTTTTGTGCACTTTTGAAAAACCTTCAAAGCCGCGCCAGTTCTGGTGCTGGAGGCCGTTTTTATCATCAAAAAAATTGTGCAAAATTGTGCATGCTTGTGCAAAGAAAAAAGCACCTCATTTGAGGTGCTTTTAGATAGATGATTAGGTTCTGACAGGTATAGTCGCTTGAGGCTGAATAGGTGCCAAGATCTGATTATAACTTCGTAATATATCGTTATACAGATCAGGATGTTTATTTGCGGTTATCGTAAGTATCAAAGCATATTTAATTTTCTCAGCTTTGTTACCTTGTATCGCCCCTCCTCCCTGCCTCGCATTATAATGAATGTCAAAAACAGGTTTATTTAGAGAGGTGCCACGCATACCTTTTGATGCATGCAGTACTGTCTCCCATTTGCCCATATCAGAGCGGCGCTCTTGTTCATTGGCATATTTTTTAAGCTCAAAAAAACCTTTGGTATCAGCATTCTGAGCACCTTGTTTTTTCTTACTTTCATCCGGTCGGAACGAGATTTCTAATCCTGCTTTTGTATAAGAAGCCGAATCCTGAGGGTCAACAGAAGTTGAATAACAAAAGGTTGCAGTTAGATTCACCATGCCATTAAGACCGCCATCAGGTATTGGTAACGCTGCCCTCAGGTATTTACCTGGTTTCAGCTCTCCCTGATACACGATTCTGGCTACTCCATTAGGGCTTACAATTATATCATTAACATTTTCAGGTAGTTTTCCCCAACCAACTTCTGCATGAGAATAATCTTTTTGAGAACATGAATGAATCATAAGTGCTTTAATCGCTAATGTTGTTAGATCTCCACCCAAAAGAGCTTTGATTCCAACCGCTGTACGTAATGCATATGGAGCCGCAAAGCTCGTACCCATTTGAGGTGCGATTACAGGATTAGTATCGTCAGTTAGTACATGAAAATATTCACTTTCTTCGCCACCAAAAGCAACTAAGTCAGGTTTAATAACTCCAGGGCTTCTGCCTGGCCCCATGGCACTATATGAGGAACGCGCCCATTTATTAGAGTCTGTAGAATTAGCTGCGCCGATTGAAAGACCATTCACTGAGTCCGCTGGCACTTGAATTCTGGCATTACCAGACTCTTCGTCCATCTCACCATTATTCCCTACAGCGATTGTCATCAGTGTTTCACCATCGCTGAGTAAATCATCGATCACAGAAGTCCATGCGTGAACTTCTGAATCTTCAATAGGCAAATTAGGTCCCAAACTCAAGTTAATGAATTGATACTGCCTAGAAAGAAGAACTTCTTCAATCAACCCTAATGTTCTATAAAGCTCAAGAGGGTGTTCATTACAGATGTCGGCATCTAAAACTCTCAAGTGATCAACATAAGAGTACGGGCGAGGAGCCATGGTTTTAGCTTTTAAAGGGCCAAAAAGAAAAGCTGATGTTACTGCAAGACCATGCTGTAACGCATCGCTATCATCTGCGGCACCATCATCCATAACTCGATATGAATTAAGCCATTTCTGTATTGAGTGTTGTTTAGGCAGGCCACCATCTAAAATAGCTGCTCTTAAATCACTTACAGGCGGATCGCTGGGTAATAATGTTTGAATTTGAACTCCTGCGACTCTTTGTATTGGACGAATACCGCGCAAGGGAGGTACAGGACGAATTACCCTAACGAATGTGAATAAGGACAAAATCTCAATTTTTTCTTGCCCACACTGAACAGGGATAAACCAAAGGTTACCCGCTGTAAAAGAAAGTTCAGTGTAAAGAGTAATACCGTTAGCTTTGGCATAATTCATAAAAGCCGATTGAACAAGATCACTATTGTCACTCGGCAAAAGATGTATGCCTACCTCGAAGAACTCACCAGCCTCTCGATTGCTAATTGGGACTATTTTTTCTTCTGGCTTGTAAGCAGAAAATGCCTCAATTCGTGCAAAGTCTATCGCCTCGTCACTACCACTTTCCAAAGAATGTACCCAAGGGAGTATATTTTTGAAAGAAGAACGCTTACCCGCTACAAAAATTTGGGTAGTTGGAAATTCAGTCACTTCGGCTTTACGCTTCCAACCGTCAGGCTTAATTTTAACAGTCTTACTTCCTATTGATTGCAGGTTGTTTTCTCTGAGTAACGTATCAGGAAAAAAAGAACGTGCAATATAACTAGGATTAAGAGTTAAACTAGCTACAGCATAATCATTTGGGCAAGCAACAATGGGCAAATCATCTAAATCAGATGTTGCCTGTTCAACTTGAGGTATTAATCTTTGCTTTGCTTCGGCAAATGTATAAACCTCTGATTTATCCATGCTACGGCGAGGGCCAGCAACAGCACTCGCCAGTAGTTCACCGCGACCTATTAAAAAGTTAGTAGCCATTACAATTCCTTTTATGCAACTGTGCCCTCAGAGACACGATGTTTACGGATAGTATCTCGACTAACCCCGGTAATTTCTGAGATAGAGTGTTGTGAGAGCTTTGTCTCTTTACTGAGACTTAAAGCCACCTCCAACTTCTCAGGCCGTTCCAATAGAGCAATCCTACTTTTTACAAACTCTTCAATTAATTCCTGATCAGATGCAATCCCTAATGCCACTGCTCTTCGAAATTTATTTATTTCTTTTTCAATGTTGCTAAGTGATTCATTTTTAAACGTTAAAGTCAAAATATCAACCCAACGAGAAAACATTGCAAAATCAGGCCCTGAAAATCTTCTTATCGCATCAGAAATGCTTGCAGCATCTGGCTTCTCGAAGTTAACAATCATGTCGAATCGACGCCATAATGCAGGGTCGATCAATTCCTCGTGATTTGTGGCTGCCAACAATAAAGAATTTGTTGGCCATTCATCAACTTCCTGCAAGATGACTGTTACCAATCTTTTGAGTTCTCCAATATCAGAGTCGTCACTGCGCTTTTTGGCTATCGAATCGATTTCATCAAGTAATAATATGCATGGTTTTTTCTTTGCATAATCTAATGCAGCTCGCAGATTGTTACCACTTTTGCCGAGATAACTGCTCATTACAGCAGTTAAATCAAGTATATAAAAAGGGACATTAAGTTGTTTTGCCAACCAAGCTGCCGTTAAAGTTTTTCCCACCCCAGGAGGGCCGACAAAAATTGCAGATCGCGTCGGTGACAATCCCAAGTCATTTAACCGCTGGATGCTTTTACGCTCAAGTATGAGCCTGTCTAATACTGATTCATTTTTTTCCGAAAGCACTGGTTTTTCAAGTTCATCTTTCAGGACTGGTGTTTTTAGCAGACTTAAGCGCGATTCATCATCCACAGGTAAAGGCTGTTGGGAAATCGTATGAGCAGGGCTAGATGCCTTACGCAAGCTGTTATGGCTGTTCGCAGGTTTCGAACGCAAGTATTGATCAAGCTGAGCCGCTAATTCAGGTGATGAGTCACGATACTTACGAACTAAACGAGCGACATACAACCTAACATCATCATATTGTTCGGCTATAACCAGTCTGACTAGCTGGGCTAAATCAGACTGAACACCAATTAAATCGCCCATTATATTAACAACCTCTTGATATTTAACAGAAAAATAAAAACAATTACCGGACTATTTTAATAGTATTGCACTTATCCTCCGAACAGGAAAGCGTAATCCTATATAAAATCACAGTATGATTTGCGAATCACACTTACTTGGCTGCCAGCCGCCAACGGTTAATCAGTGTGTTCGCCTTGTATCGAGCGAGTGTTTTACGCCAGCACATGTCCACACTTTCAACTATCAACTCACCTGTAACCGGATGTGCGCGATACACGGTATCCAGCACGGTGACTTCATTGCCGCGTGCCAGTTGGATGGCCTGCGGCTTGCTGATTTGTACTTTTTTGACCTGCGCCCAGGACAGAACCAGTCCCGCCACTCCGGCAATAGCTGGTGATAGCACCTGCTCTTGTTGCCTGATTTTCTGGGCGACCTTGAGATAGCTTTTGGCGCGTTCGCTGCCGTAGTCGGAAAAATCGCCGGATGTAAGGGTGTGCGCGAGCGCCTCAAACTCATCAGCGGGCGATTTTTGCCGCGTTGATTTGTGGTTGAGCATGCTCTCAGTAATTCGTTTTTTCTGTTCGCGCGTTAATCGCTCAATGTCGAGCTGTTCTGGCCCCTCTGTGTCCGTTGGTGCGGTCACTCTGGGAGGTGGTTGTGGTGGTGAAATTGTTTGTTTTTTAGCCTTAGTACAGTTATTGACACGAGTCCAAGAGGGCGCGGGCGCGCCCTGAAGGTCAAGGTCAACCCCGTGAAGGTCAACGTCAACAGCCCCGCCATCGGATACAGGTGGTTTCATGTGAACGATGGCATAGGTTTTCAGGCGTGTTTTAATCGGCTCGATGTTGACCGCTGGCATCACCAGACCCTTGATCAGGTTCTGGTGTTCACCGTAGGCGTTAGGCTCGTCTTTCAACTGATACCAGATGCGAACAGCCAGGTTTTTGCGCGCCACAAAAGCGCCGCCCTGCAACTGGACGTATTGCTGCCAGTCGCCGGAATCTGCGGCACGGTGAAGCTCGCCAAACATCGGATTGATGCTGTCCGCCAGCGCCTGATCGTGCATGCGGCGCAGTTCGCGCCACACGGAAACCGGCGCGCCGCCTAAAAACTGGAACTGACGAATGCCCCAGCATGACGCCCAGGCTGTGGCGTGCTTTGCCGTCTCTTTTAGCGGCCTGCCGCTTTCGTCATCAGCTTCACCATCGAGCGCGTATCCGTCGATATTTTTCGAAATGTACTTAACGACGTAACCCGTCGCGCTGCCTTTTTCCAGATCAATATCTACCGCTTTGAAGCGTGGCATATTGCCATGTTTGCCGCGCAGTTCGTCGGCGTCTTCGCGGGTGGCGTAGTCTTCCATCACCTCGCATAACTCACTGGTGTGCTCCGGAGCGGTAAACAGTAACCCGTGCCAGTGCGGTGTGCCGTCGTGATGAGATTCGGCCACGCGAAGCCCGAAAACAGGAATTTCACGGCGGGCCAGTTCGGCGCGCACCTGCTGCCAGATGCGGTTAAGGTAACGCTGTGCGGCGCGCGGGCTTGCGCCGCTCCATCTGGCATTACGATGCCCGAACATACTCCACGCGTGATAGCGTGATGGCGTCGTGAGGGTGAAAAAGATGCCTGCGAATCCGTGTTCATTGGCGATCTTTTCGAATCCGCTGATACGCGTCATTAGCTCGACGCGCCGCAATGCCGGGTTGGAAATGCTTTTGTCGATCTGGTCAATCAGCGATATGCGCTCTTTGGTGTCCTGATCTTCCAGCTCCAGCTTGCTCATGATGGCGCGACTGCGCTTGCGCCGTGAGTCCCACTCGCTGACGTGGTGTTTGCTGCAATATGGCGATACGCCACGCTTCACATCGCCACACGCGATATGGAGGTGTTCACGCCAGCGAACGGCATATTTTCTCAGTGCGCGATGCCACCACTTTGGATCCAGCATTTTACGGATAGCCGTCGCAACCTCATCAAGGTGAAGTTTGCGTTTACCTGTGCCTGGTGGTGTCTGACGGAAATAACGTGTCAGTCGCGCGGCTTCGCTATACAGCCATGTTGCTGACTGGCGATCATCCAGCGCGGCAATGGTGTCGTTTACCTCACTCAGGACGCCTGTCATATAGATGGCAATGTCCTGCGCCAGCAGTTCCACATCCTCACCGGAAAAATCCGGCAAATCATTGAACCGGCTGGTTAACTCACCCAGATTGTCAAAGGTGTGGTAGAGCGTGTTCAGCTCGCTGTATGCCTCACCGTTGCTGTCAACCGGAACGGCATACTGTTCTGTGACGGCCTTAATATGGGGAAAATCACGGCGGATAAGATCACGCAGTGCAAGCCGCGCGATGTGGCGGCCTTTAATGGTGTGGATGCTGTCAATTCGCGTCGCCAGACGGCGGCGGATAAAGGTCGGAAGCGGCTTGAGGGCACGCTTAACTCCGTCTAAAAACTCCTGCTCTTGACCCAGTTCCAGTAGATCAACAGCAGGCGTCTTATCGATAAAGATCGCCTTTTTGGGTTTGTTCCATTCGTAAGCGTACCGGGTGGCATCAGGTGTGCTACCCGGTAACGGTGGTGGCGGCGATGGCGCGCGACGGCCACGCGTTATCGTGGTCATTGCACGCTATCCATGTATGCCGCTATGAACGCTTCTGCGACCGGCGCAACGATGGCGTTTCCGTAGGCGCGCACCTGGCCCACGCGTCCGGCAACCCCATTAACCAGCGGCTTAATTCCGGGTTTAACTGGCCGCCACTTTCCATCACGGCAGAACAGCCAGTCAGCGCCCTCCCAGAAGCCTCTAACCGCACCAGAGAAGTCAACCGCGCTGCCCCCCCCAGTGTTGTCCCGCGCGACGGATGATTTGATGCTGCCCCCATCCCTGCAACCTGATTGTTGTCTATCGTTGTGGGTGTCGGCCAGCCCGTGAGTTGCGCCGTTACATCCAGCCGATCCGTTGACAGTTTCCCGTTGCGGATCCGCCCCTCCAGATAACCGCCTTTCCCGTCCGTTGCCGTTGGAGTATTCCAGCCCGCCAGACAGGCGAAGTCCTGTAGGTTCGATTGCCGTCCCGCCTGCGTTCTGGCTATAACTTTCAGAGGGTCCTGAATGGCATTCTTGGTATTGCTTGCTGTCGGCGTCGGCCACCCAGAAGAGGCGTTGCCTGATGTGCGGCGCACCGAAGCCCGCAGCGCAGAGATCGAAACCTGCAAAGGCGTAAGACGCTCTTTCCAGGCTAGCTTGTACATCGTCGAGCCAGTCAAGGCCGTCTTTGCTTGCAACCTGCTCGCCAAAGATAACGTCAGGCTGGCACTCCGATATAAGACGGAACCATGCGGGAAAGAGGTGGCGCTCATCGTTTTTTCCTGCTTTTGACCCGCAGACGCTGAATGGCTGGCAGGGGCATGACCCTGTCCAGACGGGGCGATCATCGGGCCATCCTGCACGGCGCAGTGCGTAAGACCAGACGCCGATCCCGGCAAAGAAATGGCATTGTGTGAACCCTTTAAGGTCATTTGCGGTTACTTCCTCAATTGAGCGAGTGTCAACGACGCCGGGTGCGATATGTCCGGCGTCAATCAGGTTGCGCAGCCACTGTGCTGCGAAGGGATCGATCTCGTTGTAATAAGCCGTCACGATCACACCCCAACCATGCCAAATGTGCCGATCACTTCTTTGGCCTTCTGGCGGTTACTGGTGTCAGTACTAACAGAGCGCTGCACGTCGATTTCATGCAGTTGGAAACGGTGGTAAATCTCGCGGGTGGTTTCGGTGTCACTGTTAGAAATGACAATCGGCGCACCAAATTTACGGTTTACCTCCAGCAGCTCCGCAACTAACTGGCGGTGGTGCTTCTCGGTGAATGGCTCTGTGTGGTACTGGGTAAAATTGGCGGTATCGCTGGCGGGTAGATAGGGTGGATCGCAGTAAACGACCTCATTCGTCACCATTACCTTGAGGGTGTTCTGAAATGAGGCACACAGAAAAATGGCTTTGGTATCGTTGGCTTTTTCAGCAAACAGTCGGATTTCTGTTTCCGGGAGATAGGGCGCGGTTTTGTGCTGACCAAACGGCACGTTATAACCGCCGTTCTGGTTGTAGCGCACCACACCGTTGTAGCCGTGGCGGTTGAGATAGAGAAACAATGCGGCGCGATGAACATCGAGCAGCCCTTTCGTGTTGTTGAATATCTTGCGGTTGGCGGCGTAAGCCTCCCTGGAATTACCCTCCGCAAACAGCGTGCGTACCGTGTCGATCAGCAGTTCCGGATGGCTTTTCGCCTCGCGATAGAGACGAATTAAATCGGGGTTGATATCCGCCAGTACGTAACGTGGGTAATCGGTATTGAGGAATACGGATGCGCCACCAACGAACGGCTCAACCAGGCATTCACCTTTTGGGAGGTAGGGCAGGAGATCAGGCATGACGCGGTTTTTGCCGCCTGGCCATTTTACCAGAGAGCGGATCATCATTCGGCCTCCGGCTGTGTTGTCATGCGCTGCCAGAGTTCTGACACATAGGTGGCCTGAAACACGGCGTCATCAAGCGCGTTATGGCGCGTGCCTGCAAAGGCGTTATTGCGTTTAGGGTCATAACCCAGCACTCGCCCCATCTCAACGACAGTGCGAACATCCAGATCGTGCCACCAGTCCCACGGTACTTCGGCACCTGCACGCGCATAAGCTGCGCGCAGAATGACGTTATCGAATGCCGCGCCATTTCCCCAGACGCGCAAATATTTCCGGCCTGCCGGGAATTGGTTGGCCGCAATAAACTGATTGAACTGCGCTAGTGCAAGGCTTGTCGGCAATGCGAAATCGGCTATCAACTCCGCACGCGACTCGCTGCTTTGTGCCATCCACCACTTTATCGTGTCGCCATCTGCCACGGCTCCCAGCGTCATAGCCATGGCGAAATCCACGCGGACATAAAAGCGCTCACCAGTACGGCCTGTTGAGGGTTCAAAAAAAACAGCGCCGATCCCGGCGATAGGGGCATTCGGATTTGTCCCCATCGTTTCGAGGTCAATCATTAAATGGTTCATCGTTAAAACACTCCGTAAGGTGAAGCGGGAACGGACTTGCGCTGTATTTCGTCAATGCAGTGTTGGCGCAGGTTTTGAATAAAATTGGCGGTTATTGAGCCACTGGCTGAAAGGGTTAATTCGCCATCACGGCGGGTTTTAATGGTTAGCCCTTCGTCTTCAATTGCCGGGATGAGAATATGCAAAATGAAATTGCATTGTTCACGCTTTGTCATGATCTCTTCCTTATAAAAAGAGCGAGTTTTTGCCATCACCACTTAATAAAGTGATGTGCGTGTGTTCGGTGCTTAATTAAAATATGGAGTGGTTAAATAAATAACCAAGTTCAAGGCGATAGCAAGCAATAAAGCAGTCGCAATTATGGCGATAGTTTGCGCCGCTATCATGGCGTTATCCATAATGATTGCTTTTAGTTTTAACTCTTGAATTTTGTTCACTAATAGATCAATAAAAAGCACAACCAGAAATATCAAAAAAAACATACTGGCCGTGACAGTTAAAATTAAGAGTGGCGTTACTGATGGCATAATTCGTTCTCCACAAACAGAGGAGTGGGCACATCACCATTCATGACCGCATTGACGAATGGGCGTAGCTCGCTTAGGGTCTCATCATCGTTTACGCAGAACGCAGCACCATAAAGGTGTTGCAGGCCACTGGCTAATACGCCGTAATGGGATTCCTTACCCTGTGGGTTGTTTTCCAGATTAAACCAGTAATCTTCCAGCATCTTGTTAATCTGTTCAGCGTAAAGACGTTTCATTTTTCGCTCCGTCAACATGCAGACTATCAATCACTACCAATGCCTCTGATAATGCAAAATCACGCCCGTAATAATTTCCGTCATTAGAAATGATATACGTATTTAATAATGTAATTGGATTGCGCGGGCACTTTTGAATAGTGAAGCCGCGATAAATAAACCTATGTCTGCTTAGTTGAATTAATTGGCTCATAGATATACCTATTTATTACTCCCAATTAATAACTACGCTTATCCGCGCAGTACAGAGCGGCTGTTTCTTTTTAAAACGGTATGGTTATTTCCTGTTGTGCGACGATAGGTTGTTTTATCTCGCATTAATCTGTCGATGTAATGCTTCTCCTCCGGAGTGACCAAAGCACGGCAATGCGCGACCGCTTCCCAATATTCCTGGAGCATGATGAAGCGTTTAGGGCGCTTTGAGCCTGGCATGCCCTCGCGGTGGACAGGCAACTGTGCACGATCCATGAGGTTACGAACAGATTTAAGTGTGCGGCCAGTCAAATAGGCAAACTCAACAGGGGTGACGAAGATTTGTTTTTGCAACTCTTCGGTGTTCATGTCGCGGATGCTTTCGGCTTGCGAAGCTGACATTTTGCATGTCCGGGCCACGCGAGCCGGGTCTAACGGGAACTGCCGTAAATATTGAGATCCTGAGTTTAAAGCGATATCTCGCATTTCTTTCATTTGATAGACTCCGAAGTTAACCATTCATGAGGCTTGTTTAGTTCATATATGGCTTACGTGACATTATCTCAACTTGAGGTAAATGTCTCTCGTTTGGGTAACTATATGGAGAACTCGTAATCGTGTCAATTTCCCAAGGCGAAAAACTAGCCCTGATCCGTGACTCAGAACGACTAACAAAACAACAACTTGTTGATTTGGTTGGGCTTAACTACACGACCTATCACGGATATGAACGTAATAAATCCAAAATGACATTAGAGTCAGCGATAAAAATCTTTGGTCATCCTAGATTTAATAAGTATCAGGATTGGTTTATGTATGAGCGCACTGATCCCAGCCGGGGCCAGATTGCTCCGGCTCTCGCACACTATGGTCGAGACGCATCGGAATCAGACCACTCCGAGAAGAAGATTGGTTAACTATTTATAAAAATTACATTTTCACTATTTGTTACCAAGATAGTGATGTGACTGTTGGAGGGTTTTCTTATGTCGATTAAGAAGCTCGAAGATGGTCGCTATGAAGTGGACGTACGGCCTAGGGGGCGCGACGGAAAGCGCATCCGTAGGAAATTTGAACGCAAGAATGATGCCCATGCCTTTGAACGAAGCATCATTGCGAAGCACCAGAACCACGAATACCTTAACCGGCCCGCTGATAAGCGCCGCTTAAGTGAATTCATTGCCCTTTGGTGGCAACTGATAGGGCGAAACAAGAACTATGCGAACAGGCGACTTAGTGCCTTGAGCTGTATTTGTGATGATATGGGCGACCCAATGATTTACCAGATTGATGCCCGTCGCCTGATCGATTACAGAGGCCATCGGCTGGAAAGAGGGGTCAAGGCATCGACCATCAATCATGATTTGTTTGCTTTGAGCGGAATGTTTAAGGCCATGGCTGAGATAGACGAATTCCATGGGGAAAACCCTGTTGGGACGATTAAAGCCTTGAAGGAGCGCAAAACCGAGATGAGCTACCTTACTCACGAGGAGGTTGAACGTCTGTTAGCTTCGGTTAAAGGTGACTACTATCGCATCGCTGTGCTGCTGTTGGCTACGGGGGCGAGGTGGGGTGAGGCGTATCAGCTCAAGGCTGAAAATATCGTCGGCAATCGTGTGCTATTTACGATTACGAAGAATGGCGAACGTCGCGCTGTTCCCATCTCCGATGAGGTTGCAGGTATCGTCAAAGACGGCAGGGAGTCCGGGAAGCTTTTTCGCGTGAGCTATAAAACGTTTCGTCTGAAAATGAAGGCTGCTAAACCCAACCTGCCAGATGGCCAGGCGGCGCATGCATTAAGGCACACTTTTGCCACTCATTTCATGATGAAAGGCGGAAACATAATTGCGCTTCAGAAAGCCCTGGGTCATTCCGATATCTCACAAACGATGGTCTACGCCCATTTTGCGCCGGACTATTTGCAAGATGCTGTGAACTATAATCCTCTGACATCCACGTCCACATTGTGTCCACACAATGGAGGTAATTCGGGGGCTTCTAAGGTATGTTGA